GGCAACTGGATGATCACAAATGATGGCCATGCCGTGCCGATCGACCACGGGTTCGGGTTCCCAGAAGAGTATGTTGGTGGTCCGGGAAGCAGCGGGCGAAAGGCGACATACGTCAGGTCGCCGTTCGCTAAACACTACACAAGCAATAGTGGCGGTCAGCCTAGCTGGACCCCGAACGACCTGTCCAAAGAGGACGTCGCCACGCTCCGCCGCCGCATCGAGGTGCTACGGCCGGACTTCGAACACATCGGCCGCACAGAATGGTACGACTTTATGCTGGAACGCCTCGACGAAATCGGCAAGAACGCCGCCGGCACCAAGTCCCGCCTTCTGCCCTCACGGATACAATGAAGCGTGTGGCGACCCTCCGTGTGGTCAGCGAACCCAGCCGAGACGACAGTCTCGGCACCATCACGCTGACCGCAGACGGCGTGGTTCAAGCCACCGAGCTTGGTCAGGACATCTTCGACGCGATCAAACGCGGCAGGGGCTGGACCGATCGGCAGATCTTCGACGCGCTCGCCGACGGCGGCTGGTCCAACGGCTACGTCACCGTCGTGCCGCAGCCGTCGGCCAGCCGAGCCGCCGGCCACGATGTCACCCCCGGCCACGACGAGCTGCACCACTACTGGACCAAGGGCGAGGGTCTGGCCAAGTGGGCCGGCAGCCCGCACCCGTGGACCGCCCTGTACCACCACCTGTTGAAGTACGTGGGTTCGGAACGGGCGAAGCGGATGGCCGCGCAGTGGCATCACGAGGTGTTCGGCATCTGGCCCGGGGAGAAGAAGGGCCGCAACCCGGTCGGGCCCGGCTAATTTGCGCGAGACAGTTCGACCGCACCGCGATGGACTTTGCCATGGCAGGACCCACAGAGGGTTATTAAGTTCTCCAGTTCGTGTCTCAGTACCAGCGAAAACGGTACGACGTGATGCACTTCCATCCGTTTTCGCACCGAGCCACAGGCGACGCATGCTTCGTGGTCACGCGACAGTGCAGCTCTTCGAGCTGATCGCCAACCCAGTCGAAACATTCGGCTGTACTCCGGGTCAGAGCGTGCGAGTGGTACCTGACTGTTGGCGATTCGCTGTCGGGTGAGTTCTGAGAGTTGCGTACTCGTGAGCCGCGACAGCAGTGCGCGAGTCTCCGGCGTGTGAGTACGGCCGTACATGCCGTTGCGCTCGCCAGATAGCTGCAGGCACTTCCTGCCCTTGTTCCAAGGAGTCCGGCCCTTAGGCGCGCCGCCGGGGCTGACCACGAAGCCGGGCGGGCGGCGCCCTCTCATGCTGGCGTGATAGCACGGCCCTCCGCAGTAGCGAGCGGGCCGAGGTCCGTCTGGCCTGCGCTTTCCGAACACCTGGAACGTTTTGCCACATTGGCCACAAACGGCCGGCACCGTGATTACGACTCCGGTCTTGCTGCCGAGGTTCCTGCCCACCGCGTGCCTCCGGGATAAGGAAATGTCAATTATGCAGTCTAGCGTGGAAGCCGAGCGGGCCGGAGCGAAGACCGCTAAGGCGCCGTACGGAACCGAAACGACGTACGCCGACCCGGGGTATCAGAGCGATGGTGTCAAGCGGTACCCCCTCGACACCGAGGAGCACTGCCGCGCCGCTTGGTCGTACATCAACCAGGCTGACAACGCGGCCAAGTACACCGCCGACCAGCTGGCCGCGATCAAGTCCAAGATCAAGGCTGCCGGCAAGAAGTACGGCATCAGCTTCGCCGACGATGAGACCAAGTCCACGTTGACACCGGACATCGACGTCGTCCGAGCGGTAGCACTGCCTACCGAGCTACGGGCAGCGATGGCCGTCGACGACGGCCTGGGGGTGCTGACCGGCTACTTCAGCACCTTCGACGTGTGGTACCCGGTCGAGTCGAAGTTCGAAGGTCGTTTCCTGGAGCGCGCCGCTCCGGTCGCGTTCAGCGAAACCATCGACCGTGACCGGGCGGCGATGAAGGTGCTCTTCGACCACGGCGCTGACCCGACCATCGGCAACAAGGTGCTCGGGCCCATCCGTGACGTTCGGCCGGACCAGTCTGGCGCCCGGTTCGAGGTGCCGCTGTTTGACACCAGCTACAACCGCGAGCTGACGCCGGGCCTGCGCGCAGGCGTCTACGGCGCGTCGATGCGCATGCACGTGCTCGACGACGTGTGGAACGACCGGCCGGTGCGCTCCGCGCACAACCCAGACGGGCTTCCGGAGCGCACCGTCACGCGGGCGAAGGTGATGGAGTTCGGCCCGGTCACGTTCCCAGCCAACCCTCACGCCAACGCCGGGATCCGGTCCATGACCGACCGCTACTACGACCAGCTCCGCCAGCGCGACTCGGGCGCCTACGAGGCAGCCTGCCGCGCGGCGAGCAGCGTCATCACAGACTTCACCGGGCGACCCGACGCGCGGAGCGCGGGTGGCGGTGAACCCGATGCCAGGCCAGGAAACGGTCGGGCGTCATCATCCCCGTCCGCTCAGCAGCGGCTCGACGCCGACTCGCTCCGCATCAGAGGAATCCTCACGTGACAGAACCGACGGCACCAGCAGACGTCAACCCGATCGACCAGGTTCTGCGTGGCAAGAACGTCAGCGACCTGACCGACGACGCACTCCCCGAAGAGCTACGCGGCAAGACCCCCGACGAGCTCGGGCAGCTCATCCAGGTCCTCGACGCGCACCTGCGTGCCATGCACCAGACCGACGAGGGTGTCCTGCGGGACAAGACCCCCGACGAGCAGCGCGCCTTCGACTACGGGCTGAAGCTGCGGGACAAGGCTGAGAAGCGGCTCAACGAGCATCGCGCCATCGCCGAGGTGTTCAAGCGGCGGCCGGAGTCCGTCGAGCGGGTGTACCAGAACATCCGCCACGGCATGGGCGACTCGGCCGGCGACGTGCGCCGGCTGACCACACCCGAGGCCCGGGACCGGGCTCTGCGGGCGCTCGACGACCGCACCTCCACGATGCACCTCGACGCGGCGCAGAAGTCGCAGGTTGAGTGGTACGTGCGTCGCGACACCCACATCGCGCGGCGGATCATCGTCACCGAAACCGACGCCTACCGCACAGCGTGGCAGAAGCTGGTCACCGAGCCGTACCCGATCCTCGACGACGACGAACGCCGCGCCGTGCTGGCGTACAACGAGTTCCGGGCCATGTCCGAGGGCACGACCACGCAGGGCGGCTTCGCCATCCCGGTGTTCATCGACCCCTCGATCGTCATGACGGCGCAGGGGTCGGGCAACCCGTTCCTGGAGATCGCCAAGCCGGTCAACATCCTCACCAACAAGTGGAAGGGTGTCAGCTCGGCCGGGGCCAGCTGGTCGTTCGACGCCGAGGCGGTGGCAGTCTCCGACGACTCGCCGGCGATCGCTCAGCCCGCGGTGGACGTGTTCACCGCCCGCGGCTTCATCAAGTTCTCGATCGAGATCGGTCAGGACTGGCCCGGCTTCGCCGAGCAGATGTCCGAGATCTTGGGCGAGGGCTATGACGAGCTGCTCATCGACAAGTTCTCCCGCGGCTCGGGCTCGGGTGAGCCGATGGGCATCATCACCGCTTTGGACGCGGACACCACCGCCGAGGTGCTGCTGACCACGGCGGGGGCCTTCGGCGAGGTCGACCTGTACAACGTGTGGAAGGCGCTGCCGCAGCGCTTCCGCGGCATCGGCCTCAACCAGGCCGGGCCCGGCGCGGCAGGACAGGGCAAGCGGGCCAGCTGGATGATGAGCGTGGGTGTGAACAACGCCATCCGACGGTTCGGCACCGCCAACGTCTTCCACGCATCCACTGTGAACCTGCAGGACGAGTGGGTGGACCGGCTGATGAACCGGCAGGTGTACGAGTCGCCGTACTTCCCGGACGTGGTCGCCACGACCGGGCACACGAACCAGCTCGTAGTGGGCGACTTCCGGCACTTCATCATCGCCCGCCGAGCGGGCATGAGCGTCGAGCTGGTCCAGCACATCGTGGACGTGACCAGCAACCGGCCCACCGGTGAGCGTGGCTGGTTCGCGTGGGCGCGCATCGGCGGCGGCCCCGACACCACCGCCGCGTTCAAGCTGCTCAACCAGACCTGACCCCCCCCATAACCCGCGGACCCGGCCTCCTTCTCGGGGAGGGCCGGGTCCGTGTCAATCCCCGAGAAGGAGAGATCCCCCAATGAAGGTGGTTTTCGCGACCGCGAACAGCCAGGTGTGGTCCGGTGGCGTGCCGGTGTCCATCGCGATCGGCCAGCACTGGCCGGCGAACGACCCGGTGGTTTTGGCGTACCCGAGCATGTTTGCCGACGACCCCCGCTACGGGCTGGCCTGCTCCGTGCCGCCGGTCGATGAGCAGGCTCAGGTGGTGGAGAGCGTCACGGCCAGCCCGGGCGAGCAGCGTGACGTCAAGCGGGCGGGTGAGCCGGCCGAGGATGAGGCTGCGCGTCTGCGCGCGCACCTGGAGCATCTGGGTGTGAGGCCCGATGGCCGGTGGAGCCTGACCCGGCTGCGGGAGGAGGCGGCGAAGGCCGAGGACGCGGCGTGAGCGACGCTGCCGCGGTCACCGTCGCATACGTTCACGACAACCGGCAGGCGCACTCCTGGCAGCGTAGCCTGATGGAGCTCGTCGGCTACGACCTGGCCAACCACGGCCGCGTGCTGCGGGGCGGCTGGTGCGCGATGCGCTACGGCGCAGACGGCCTGGTCGCCGCCCGCAACAAGGCCGTGCAGCAGTTCCTCGCCACCGACGACGCCCAGTGGCTGTGGTGGGTGGACACCGACATGGGGTTCGCCCCCGACACCATCGACCGGCTCATCGACGTTGCCGACCCGGTGACCAGGCCGATCGTCGGCGCATTGTGCTTCGCGTGGCGGGAGCGGGTCCCGGACGGGATGGGCGGCTACCGGTGCACCGCGAACCCGACCATCTTCGACTGGACCGAGGTCACCACCGACGACGGGCGGCCGGCGCACGGGTTCCTGGCCCGCTCGCAGTACCCGGTCAACACGCTGGTCCGCTGCGCCGGCACCGGCTCGGCGTGCATCCTCGTGCACCGGTCGGTGTTCGAGCGCATCGCCGAGGCGAACGGCTCGGTCTGGTACAACCGGGTACCCAACCGTGATGCCGGGCACCTGATCTCCGAAGACCTGTCGTTCTGCCTGCGCGCCGGCGCTGTGGACATCCCGGTCCACGTGCACACCGCCGTGCGCACCACACATTTCAAGGAGTTCTGGCTCGGCGAGCAGGACTACTGGATGCACGCCGAAGCCCCGCCAGCGACCGAGCAGGTCGCCGTCGTCGTGCCGGTCATGCGCAGACCGCGCAACGCGGAGCCGTTCATGCGGTCGCTGCGCGCGTCGACCGGCCTGGCCACGGTGTACGCGGTCGCCGACCTGGAGGACCGCGACACTGTCGACGCGTGGAAGGCCGCTGGGGCCGATGTGGTGCTGAACTGCGCTGGCGAGGAGCCTGGGACGTTCGCCCGGAAGGTGAACATCGGCTACCGCGAGTCGCAGGCGCCGTGGCTGCTGCTCGTCGGCGACGACGTGCGGTTCCACCCCGGCTGGCTGGACCACGCGCAGGCCGTCGCCGCGGACCGGTACCACGTGGTCGGCACCAACGACCTGGCCAACCCGCGAGTGACCTCGGGCCAGCACTCCACCCACCCGATGATCCGCCGCTCCTATGTGGGCTCGACGGGCGCGTCGTGGGACGGGCCGGGCATCGTCGCACACGAAGGCTACCGGCACTGGTTCTGCGACGACGAGATCGTCACCGCGGCCAAGCAGCGCGGCGTGTGGGCGATGGCCCTCGGGTCGCTGGTGGAGCATCGGCACCCCGCGTGGGGGGGCGCCGAGGACGACGAGGTGTACCGGCTTGGCCAGTCCCACGCCGAAACCGACCGGCAGACCTTTGAGCAGCGATGCCAGGTCAACCTGTGACGGTCGGGTCCGGTGAGCTGGTTGACATCGAGGCGAGCCTGGACGCCTGCGCTCGGCAGAACGCTGGCGGCGCGGTGAAGGTGGCCGAGGACCTGGCCCGCTACGAACACATCATTGCGACCACCCGCCCCGAGGTCATCGTGGAGTGCGGCACATGGATGGGCGGCTCCGCGCGCTGGTTCCTGACGCAGCCCGGCGTCGCCGAGGTGGTCACCGTGGACGTCAGCCTGGACGGTCTGCGG